GTGCTCTTCCGATCTAAGGGATGCGGAACTGAACGGAATGCCATCAGCTGATCCGGTCATCTGCCCGGTCTGCGGAAAAGAATGCGAGACCATTTACCTGGATGACGGATGCGTCAACGTGGTGGGCTGTGACAACTGCATCCGGACGATGGATGCCTATGACTGGTTCGAAGAACAGAAGGAGGATTAACGTGGAAAACAATCTCATCGTAATCAAGCAGCTGCCGGTGATCGAGGATCAGCTGCAGGCTGTAAAGCAGAGCATCGAAGAGCGGGTGTCTGTGGCCTTGTCTCTGGTCTGCACTGAGGAAACCTACAAGGACATTAAGAAAGTCCGCAGCGAGCTGAACAAAGAATACCAGGAGCTTGAAAAGCGCCGGAAGGAAGTCAAGGCCCAGATTCTCAAGCCGTATGAGAGCTTCGAGGGGATCTACAAAGAATGCGCCGGCGATCTGTACGCCAGGGCTGACAACCAGCTTCGGCAGAAGATCAATGAAGTCGAGGACGGTCTCCGGAGGCAGAAGGAAGAAGACCTGGCCAAATACTTCGCTGAGTACCGGGAAAGCCTGCACATCGCGGAGGATTTTGTTTCCCTGGATAAAGCCGGCATCAAGGTCGGACTGTCCGACAGCAAGACGGCTCTCCGGAAAAAGGCCGCTGAATTCCTGGATCGGATTGCTTCCGACCTTCAGGTGATTGAAACGCTGGAATCCGGCGCGGAGGTCATGGCCGAATACCGGAAGACCTACAACCTGTCCGGATCCATGCTGATCGTGGACGAACGGCACAAGGCTATCGAAGCGGAGAAGGCCAGGCGCGAAGCAGCGCTGGCAGCCATGGAAGCCCGGAAAGCCGAAGAAGCCGCAGCTGCAGAAGCAGTCAAGGAAGCCATGCAGGAAGCTCCTCCGCAGGCGGTCAGCGCGCCTGTGAAGATGCCGGATCCGGAAACGGCAGTCTCCCAGGAGCCGATCTATTCCACCACCTTCAAGGTGACAGCAAATCTGGAAAAGCTCCGGGCCCTGAAGAATTTTCTGACAGACGGAGGTTACGACTATGAGCAGCTCTAATGTGCCGACCACTCAGAAGCAGAAGTTTTCTGTGGCCATCTCTACGGAAGGATACCGGAACCTGATCAACAATACTCTCGGCGATCCGGAACGCTCCAGGCGCTTTGTGGCAGCGATCACGTCCGCTGTGGCCGTGAATCCTCAGCTGCAGGACTGCACGCCCGGGACGATCCTGGCCGGAGCTCTTCTGGGTGAAAGCCTGAACCTCAGTCCCTCCCCGCAGCTGGGCCAGTATTATCTGGTGCCGTTCGAGCAGAAGCTGAAGAATCCTGACGGAAGCACGGCATGGATTCTGGATGAAGCCGGAAACCATGTGAAGGACAAGAACGGAAAGTGGATGGCTTACTCCGAGAAACGTGCACAGTTTGTGCTCGGCTTCAAAGGATACATTCAGCTGGCGATCCGGAGCGGACAATACCAGGACATTGATGTCATGGAGATCCACGAAGGAGAGTACCTGGGAAAGGATCCTTCAACCGGAAAGCCTCGGTTCCAATTCATTGAAGACGATGAGGAACGGGATAGCCGCCCGGTGATCGGATACATGGCCTATTTTGAGTATCTGAACGGATTCCGGAAAACGCTGTACTGGTCAAAAGCGAAGATGATGAGCCACGCTGATCAGTATTCCCCGGCGTTCTCCGCAGCGGCCATGAAACAGCTTGAAGCAGGACAGATTCCAGAGGCTGACATGTGGAAGTTCTCCAGCTTCTGGTACAAGAACTTCGACGAAATGGCAAAAAAGACGCTTCTCCGTCAGCTGATCTCCCGCTGGGGCATCATGTCGATTGAGATGCAGCAGGGCTTTGTCCAGGATTCCAAGTTCATCCAGATGGGAGATAACGGCGGCTTCATCGGTACTCCGGAAGAAGCTCCGGCGCAGTCTGTACCGACCCAGCCTGAGGCCAGTCAGGTGGTCGAGAACGTGAATCTGGCAGACCTGTAATGATCAGTCATGAAGTGATTTCAACCGGATCCAAAGGGAACGCGGTGATCATCGGAGGATCGGTGCTGATCGACTGCGGAGTGCCGTACCGAATGATCGAGCCGCACATCCGGGAACTGAAGCTGGTTCTGCTGACGCACATTCATACCGATCACTTCACGCCGTCAACGATCCGGCGCATGGCCATGGAGAGGCCTCTGCTCCGCTTCGGAGCCTGTTCCTGGATGATCAAGCCCCTGGTGGACGCCGGAGTGCCGGAAAGACAGATTGACGTATTGAAAACCGGAACGATGTACGGATACGGAATCTGCAATGTGATTCCCTTTCCCCTGGTCCACGATGTGCTGAACTGCGGATACAAGCTCCACTTCCCCGGAGGAAAGGTCATCTACGCCACGGACACAAACAGCCTGGCCGGGATCACAGCCTATCACTACGATCTGTATCTTCTGGAATGCAATTACGAGGATGAAGAGATCCGGAGAAAGATTGAGGAAAAGAAAGCTGCCGGAGAGTACGCATACGAGATGCGGGTGCTCCGGACCCACCTTTCCAAAGCGAAATGCGATGACTTCATTTTCCGGAATATCGGACCGACCGGCAGGTATGTTTACCTGCATGGCCATGTGGACAGAGAAGAGGTGAAAGCTGATGATCGGCCGGCTGAAGGAGATGTTTCGCAGCCGTGATGGTTCCGGATGGATCGTCACCTTCTTCACCAAGGAGAAGATTGACGGAGACCGGTTCGATGAGCTGGCCAAGTATGACTGCGACATCGAGATCAAGAAGCACCGGAAGATCCGGAGCAAGAACGCAAACAGCTACTTCCACGTGCTGGTGAACAAGATCGCGGCCGAGACTCCGGAAACTGAGGATGAAGTAAAGGCCCGGCTGATCACCAGCTACGGACCGCTGGCCAGAACAGCTGACGGAAAGTATCTGATGTTCATCCTCCCGCGGGAGGTGGATGCTACGGACTATTACAAGTACGCGGTGCTCTACGACCAGCGCGAGGTGAACGGCGTGACATGCAACATGTGGAAGGTCTACAAGGACAGCCACAAGATGGACACAAAGGAGATGGCCAGAGTGATAGACGGTGCGATCCAGGAGGCCAAGGCGCTGGGGATCGAGACGGAAACACCGGATGAACTGGCAAGAATGAAAGCGAAATGGGCTGAATACGAAGCAGCTCACCCGCAGAAAGGAGGCCCGATTGACTGAATCGATTCTGCAGACCGAGAAGAAATGTTTCATTACCGGGTCTGAATCGTGTCTTGATCTTCATCACATTTACGCCGGCCCGAACCGGAAACACTCTGATGCCTGGGGCTGCTGGGTGTGGCTCCGGCATGACATCCATATGAGACTGCATGATGAGGACAAGGAACTGGACAAGATGCTGAAGCGCATCTGCCAGGAACGATTTGAGGAAATATATGGCCATGAGAAGTTCATGGACATATTCGGGAAAAGCTACCTGTGAAAGGAGGATCGCAATGAACGAGAAGAGAGGATACCCCAACCCCAATTACACAGAGGAAGACGTGATGACCGAAGAGGAGGCCATCCTGGAGGAGGTCGGACTGGTCACGCTCCCTGTGGATCACTACGAGGAGCTGGTCAGCAAGGCTGCGGCTCTGGATATCATTGCTGCCGACATCAAAGCAAACATCGACAGCAAGAAATCTTACAGCCGGGTTAACGATAGCCTTGTGATGGCCGTAACCGGGATGAACACCTATGCAGTCAAGAAAGGAGAAGACCCTGATGAATAAGCTGACGATCATCGGAAACCTGACCCGTGATCCGGAACTCCGCGTAACTCCAAACGGCGTAAACGTGTGCGACTTCTCTGTAGCGGTAAATCGCCGGCTGTCAGCCCAGCAGAAGGCGAACGGCCAGCAACAGGAGGCGGATTTCTTCCGGGTAACCGCATGGCGGGAGCTCGGTGAAAACTGCTCCAAATATTTGGCCAAAGGCAGGAAGGTTGCTGTCATCGGTCCGGTCAGCGTGAGAACGTACACCGGAAACGATGGTGTGACACGGGCAAGCCTCGAGGTGACAGCTGATGAAGTCGAGTTCCTGACGCCTCGAGACCAGCAGGGAGCTCCTCCGGAAACTGCCCAGGGCTACGCGGACCCGGCAGCTGCTCCGTCTCCTGGATACGCTCAGGCGCCTCAGGGACACGCTCCCCAGCCCGGATACTCTGCACAGCCTGCACCGCAGTATGCCCAGCAGCAGATGGCATACGCTCCGCAGAATGCACCGTATCCCGCAGCTGCTCCGGCCGCTCCGGCAGGATTCACCGCGGTGGAAACGGATGATCTTCCGTTCTGATATGAACCAGGGGCCGGTACCTACTCCGGCCCCTCCGAAAGGAAGTGATGAACGTGTCATCCGGAAAACGGTATTTCTGGCTGAAGCTGAAGGAGGACTTCTTCCAGTCGAAGCGGATCAAGAAGCTTCGGAATATGGCAGGCGGTGACACGTACCTGATCATCTATCTGAAGTTGCAGCTGAAAGCCATGAAGACGGACGGCGTGATTACCTTCGACCATCTGGAGAACGACATCGCAACGGAGCTTGCGCTGGATCTGGATGAAACGCCGGACGATGTGGCGGCTACGATGCTTTACCTGCTCCACTGCGGACTGGCAGAAAGCTCCGACAATGAGGCGTTCTTCTTCCCTTACGCGATCGAGAATGTAGGCAGCGAGAATTCAAGCGCACAAAGGGTTCGCGAGTATCGGGAGAGACAGAAGGCGTTACATTGTAACGCGAATGAAACGCAGGTGAAACGGATCTGTAACGGAGAGATAGATATAGAGAAAGATATAGATATACCCCCTATATCCCCCACAGGGGGAAACGGTTCGGACGATAAGCCAAAGAAGACCAAACCGAAACGCGATGACGCCGTGCTTGATCAGCTGTTCGAGGCTTTCTGGAAAGAGTATCCGAGGAAGATTGCCAAGCAGAAGGCCCGGGAATCCTTCTACCGGATCAATCCGGATCAGCAGCTGACGCAGAAGATGATCGATGCGGTGATAGCCCAGAGGCAGACGGAGCAGTGGAAGAAGGACAAGGGGCAGTTTGTTCCTCATCCTACGACCTGGCTTAATCAGCACCGCTGGGAGGATCAGCTGACGGTGGAGGTCTCTGACGAAATCGAAAGGCCGTACATGGACGGGGATCATGAAAACTGGGGCTGGGGGTGATTAAGTGAACGATATGCAGTTTGCAGACAGATTCGCCTACAGCAATGTTGAAGCAGAGATATCAGTGCTGGGAGCAGCGATGCAGGATCCAAAGGCGTTGAAGCTGGTGGCAGAGATGTCCCCGGACGAATTCACCTCCCCGGAGCACCGGCTGATCCTGATGGCCATGAAGGATATGGTAAAGGCCGGGAAGCCAGTTGACCTGGTGACGATGCACGACAAGCTGAGCGAAGGAAAGAAGATTGATATCATCGGCGGTCCGGCGTATCTGGCCAAGATAATGAGCTTCGTTCCGACCACAGCCAACGTGAAGTCCTACATCAACATCGTGAAGGACTGCGCTGCCAGACGGCAGCTGAAAACGATCGGCGAAGCGCTGATCAGCGCAAGCGGAGATTCTGAACGGAAGATCGATGAGATCCGGGAGAAGGCCGCGCTGACCATCCGGGATGTGAAGGCCGGCGAAACCGTGAAGCTGATCAGCCAGGAAGAAGCGCTCATGATGACCTACGAGAAAATGGATGAAGCCCAGAAGCGTGAAGGCAAGCCGAATGACCGGATCATGACCGGAATTCGGGGGCTGGATAAGCGGACCGGAGGACTGGCCGGCAGCAAGCTGGTGGTGATCGGCGCGAGGCCATCCGTGGGTAAATCCATCTTCGCAATGTCGATCTGCATGAACGCTGCGAAGGCCGGAAAGCGCGTGCTGTATGTGAGTCTGGAGATGGAAGCAGATGAAATCATGGAACGTGAATTCGCCTCGGCCAGTCTGGTGCCTCTGACGGAGATCACGAGCAACGAGATCCAGGAAGAGAGCTGGATGAAGCTGGCACAGTCCATCGGATATCTGGCCAGTCAGCAGATTTTCTACTGCACCGAAGCGGACACCGTGGAGGACATCCGGAAAGCGGCCTTCTTCCTCTTCGAGAACGGCGGGATCGATCTGATCTGTGTGGACTACATCCAGCTGATGGAAGCCACCTATGCCAGGAAACAGAACCGGCAGGAGCAGGTCGCGGAGATCAGCCGGGGGCTGAAGAAGCTGGCCCAGGAATTGAAGATCCCGATCATTGCCCTCTCCCAGCTGAACCGGAGCAGTGAAAAGACCCAGACCGGCCGGCGCGTGAAGAGAGCGCCGACCATGAGCGAAGCCCGGGAAAGCGGCGCGATTGAACAGGACGCCAACATTTTCATCCTGCTGCACGATCCGGATGTGGACGAGCTGGAGGGCGATGACCTGAAGCGGATGTTCAAGAACCTGAAGGATCGGGGTATGAAGCTGATCCACGTCAACGTGGATAAGAACCGCCAGGGCAAGAAGGGATGGTTCTATGTGGCCTTCGATGGAGATCACATGCGGTTCCTCTCCCTGAGCAAGGAGGATCCCAATGAGCCGGAGCAAGGCTGAGAAGCTGGAATTCGCCAAGGCCTGTGAAAGGATCGAAAAGTGCGGCGGTGATGTGCTGGCCTACGTGGAACGGGAGTATCCCAGCTATACGCCACGGGCCACATGGTACATGCTGCAGCGCGAGTATCTGAACCGGAAGCAGCTGACCGAAGGCAGACCCAAAGAGAACCGAGGTGAGAAAGACATGGGAAAGATGATGGACATGGCCAACGAGGTCATGGATGCCTACGCCAGGGGCGAAAACATCTACGACTGGCTGGAAGCGCACGGATACGCCAATGCGAGCAGCACGTGGTTCCAGCTGAAGCAGGCCGCGAAGAAGAACGATCCTGAGCTGTACGCCAGGATGTGCGAAGCCCGGATGGATCGGAGAAAACCGAAGGAATCGAAGCCTGAGGTCATTCCGCGGGAGCCGGAGGAAAAGCCGAAGGAAATCCCGCTTCCCGGCGAGGCGCTGCCGGTGACGGTGCGCGGGAAAAGGATCACGACCTGCTGTGCGCCGGCCAGAGAAAGCGGCGTGACTGTGCCGGATGAAATTCCGGAGGAAACAAAGAAGGATGATGCCTTCAAGAAGGTTGCGGAGGCCATGAAGAAAGTGGTTTGTACCGGAAAAACTGACCCGGAGCCCATGGAGATTGTCGGAGTCCGGAGCCGGGTGAAGGGCTACTACATGAAGTCCGAAGTCAATCCGGAACAGGTGAACGTAACCGGATACGTGCATCTGATCTGGCGGGATCTGATGACCCGGGAAGAGCGGTCCATCGGGCTGTCGGTCGAGGAATGGAAGAAGCTGGCGGAGGAGATCCCGCAGGCGATGAAACAGCTCGGATTTTGAACGAAATCACAGGATTTCATGCAAATACAGATTAACGAAAAGGAGACAAACAAAATGGAGATCATGAAAAAGAAGCCTGTCAAGATCACTGTTGGAGACCTGGAGCTGTGGACGGCTCCCTTCGGAACGAACAAGGCAACGATCACTGCTGTTGAAGGCGGGGCGAAGATGGTTCTGCTGAACCTGCACAAGAAGCTGCCGGATGTTTTCGAGCTTTTTGTGGATGATGAGGACTTCTGCGAAGAGGACATGGACGGCGCCTTCTCCGTCATCGTGGATCCGGAGGTGGTCACGCTGTCGATCACTCCCGGCGAGGGAAAGTTCGGTTTCTCTGTGGCCAGGGAGTGCAACGGAGACTGTGAGCATTGCGAGTATAACGACTGCAAGGATCGGGAGGAGGAAACGAACGGATGAACGAGATCAAGATGATCCCGATTGAGCAGCTGGAGCATCATCCGGAGAATCCCCGGCTTGACCTGGGAGACCTGACGGAGCTGACGGCCAGCATTAAGGCCAACGGGATCCTGCAGAACCTGACGGTGGTCTTCGATCCTGGGCACGGCATGAGCCCGGAAGAGTGGACGCGGATCAGCGCGGAGTATGACCGGACGCATTCGGAAAAGCTGAGGGCCATGATGGACACCAAGACGATTCCGGACCGCTATCTGGTGGTCATCGGAAACCGGCGTCTGGAAGCATCGAAGGCCGCGGGGCTGACAGAGCTGCCCTGCTCCATCCGGGAGATGGATCACCAGGAGCAGATTGCCACCATGCTTCAGGAGAATATGCAGCGGAGTGACCTGACGGTCTACGAGCAGGCCAAGGGCATTCAGATGATGATGGATCTGGGCTTCGATAAGGATCAGATCGCGGAGCGGACGGGCTTCAGCAAGAGCACCATCGACCGGAGACTTGCGGTGGCCACACTGCCGGAAGCGGAAACGAAGAGCGCAGTTGAAAACGGCATTGACCTGTTGACGCTGGTGGAGCTGTCGAAGGTGGAGGATCGGGAAACACAGGAGAAGATCCTCAGCAGAGCGGATGGCCTGAACAGCAGCTCCCTCCGGGCAGATATCAAGAGGGCCGTCACCGATCAGGAACGGAAGAAGATCCAGGACAGGCTCATTCCGGAGATCAAGAGCTTTGCCAAGCCGCTGAAGAACGACAATGACCGCTGGAGCGCCAGGTATGAGCAGGTCCGAAGCATGACCATCAAATGCGAAGAAGGCGCGAAGGTCACAGTTCCGGAGGATGCCGGGCAGCAGACCTACTACTACTGGATGGCATCCTGGAGCGGAGACATTGAATTCTTCCGGCCGGCAAAGAAGGAAAAGAAAGAGAAGTCTCCGGAAGAAATCGCACTGGCCCGGAAGCAGGAGGAAGCGAAGCAGCTGAACAAGTCCATGCACGAGCGCCGGATTGCCTTCTGCCAGGTCTTCACCCCTACGAAGAAGCTGGAAACGGAGCTGAAGAACAAGTTCTTCGACTGGGCTTTTGGATGGCGGTCCATCAACAATGTCGGGCCGTGGTTCGTGAATTACCACAGCTGGCAGGATGACGATGTGCGGATTTACCTGGACATGCCGGAAGAAGAAGGCCACAAGGCCAGTGAGGAAAGCCTGCTGGAAGAATGTAAGCGCAGGAACGTCCCCTTTGGCCGGCTGCTCCTGACGTGGATGCTCTGCGGGGCGCTGGTGGACGCAAGCCGGAAGGGCTACTGCAGCGAATATCGCGGCGAGTATCAGAAGGATCAGGATATGGACAGGGTGTACGAGGTGCTGGCAGCTGCAGGGTACCAGCTGAGCGAGGAAGAGCAGCAGTGGAAGGACGGCACCCATCCGATCTATCCGAAGAAGGAGGAACGCGCGGAGGATCCGGAGGAAGAACCGGAAGAGGAAGAATGAGCGCCGGCACGGTCCGGGGAGCAGACGCCCGGGAATTCGTCAAAGCCTTCAACGGCATCTGCAACTGGAACAGCACGTGGGAGCGCTGGAATGACATGGTGAACCTGTTCGCCATCGAGATCGCAAATGCCGTTGATCTGAACAACCGGCCGAAGCGTGAGGAAGAGTACATCCGGATCCGGAAGCGGTACGCGGAGGATGAATTCAAAAGATTCGGCGCACTGTTCCGGATCCTCGTGGAAAGCCTGGAGCGGAATCCGTTCCAGGACTTCCTCGGGGCGATGTACATGGAGCTGGACATGGGAAGCAAGGCCCACGGGCAGTGCTTCACTCCCTTCGGAGTATGCCAGGCGATGGCATCCATGGCCATGCCGGAGGAACACGTAAGGCGGCAGCTGGATGAGCATGGATGGATCAGCATCAATGACTGTGCCTGCGGGGCCGGAGCTACGCTGATCGCGGCAGCTGAACGGCTCCACCAGATGGGCATCAACTATCAGCAGACGGCGCTGTTTGTGGCCGGAGACATCGACAACACGGTGGCCATGATGTGCTACATCCAGTTGAGCCTGCTGGGATGCGCGGGACGGATCCGGATCGGAGACGCGCTGCTGGAACCGGAAACGGGGCCAATCCTGACCGGCGAAGGCGGGAGCCGTACCTGGTATCTGCCGATGTTCTACTCCCCGGTCTGGTCTGGGCGTGTATTCGCCTGGCACATGGATCACCTCCTGCAGGGCATCCAGCAGGGCCGTCCGAAGCCTCCGGCAGAGATTCCGAAGGAGATTAAAGCCGAGGCCAAGACGGCGCCAGATGTGCCCAAAACGGGCCGAAATGTGATCAAAACGGAGCGAAAAGTGATCAAAGCGGATCCGGAACAGGAAAACACTTCCGCTTTTTCGGTAAAAGCGGCGCAGAAGACCAAAAGAGGAATGAGCGAGGGTCAGCTGATGTTTGACCTGACAGGAGTGTGAACATGGAAAAGAGACTGTCGATTACCATTATCCCGAAGCCGAAGGAACGCCCGAGGGCGGCGGTGATCGGAGGGCATGCGCGGATCTTCACTCCGAAGACCACGGAGGCCTACGAGAAGGAAATCCGGGCGGCATGGATCCGGCAGAACGGAGACAAGCCGGATGCCGGGCCGCTGCGGGTGCGGGTCTACTTCGGGCTTCCGATCCCGAAGAGCGAGACGAAGGCCAATAAGCTGCAGATGGTGCTGCGGAAGGTCTTCCCGATCAAGCGGCCGGATCTGGACAACCTGGTGAAGGCGGTGCTGGACGCACTGAACGGAGTGGCTTACTCCGATGACTGCCAGATCGTGACGATGCTGAGCAAGAAAAACTACGCGGAGGCGCCATACGTGAAGGTGATCCTGTCCGAAGAGAAACCGAAGGAGGACGAAGACGATGGAAAAGTGCCGTAAATGCTACCGGTGCGCGGAGGATCCGAAGGCGCTGAAGGCGATGGGACTGGAGCCGCAGGAGGATGACTTCCCCTTCCTGGAATCCTTCGAGCGGTTCCTGCACAGGCCGGCCCCGAGGCCGAATGTGCCGGTGGTCTGCGTGGCCTTTGACCGGCACGTGAGCCATGACGGATGCGAGCTTTTCCGGAGTCAGAGGAGGCATGAATTCGATATGAGACTGAATCATCTGAAGATCAGGCTGTCATGGAAGTGGCGCACGGTGCGCAGCTTCTTCGGGAGGCTCCGGAAGCCGCGGGAGATCGTCTGGGAGGAATCCTACAGCGGCATGGTGCCGACCTGCCCCAGATGTCACGACTTCGTGTACTACCAGGACAAATGCTGCTTCTGCGGCCAGCGTTTCCTGCCGGGCGCGGAAACGGTCGGCAAGGTGCTGGACAATGCCGAGTGAGAAGAAGTACCGGTACCAGCTGGAAGCGTACTGGGCCGGAGCATGGCGAAGGCTCTGGGGATCAGACAAGCGCCTGGATCTGGATGAATATATCGCCAGCTGTAAGGACCCGTCAGTGCAATTCCGGGTGATCGATACATGGGAGGAAGAGGTGATGAATCGTGGAAGACGCCATAAGCCGTGAAGAGATGAAATACCGCCTGCGCCAGATCCGATCCAGGACAACCCAGTGGAAGCAGAGCTCCTTCCGCGCAGGATTTCTGGAAGCGATCGATCACGCAGCCAGCGCGGTCGAAAGCTGCAGGCAGGTGGAAGGCGTAATCGTCACCC